GACCACCAATACCTAAGCTACCTTGGAATAGGTTACCGTAAGCAGCTTGGCTTTGTGGAGTAGTCCCTGCACCGCCTAAAGCTGATCCTGCAAGACCTCCCAACAGAGCGCCATACGGAACACCAGTAGCTGCGCCAATCAAGCTACCAAAAGGAGCAGCAGCTTTAAGGACACCGCCTGCGGCATCGCCAACACCACCTACCACATCACCAATAGCGTCTGTAACACCTGAAACAAGACCACCCATATTAGTTACTCCAGTTATAAATATAGGCTTTAGAGCCATTGTTTAACATAATTATTTCCTTCTTAGTCCAGCCTACACTTTCACCAAACTTAGCTAATTTACTGTTGTCTTCTTCGACTATTGCAATTAACGGTAGCGGGAGTAGGGATTGTAAAGTCTTTAAATCTTTTATAAACTCTTGCTTTATTTTAGCTGTCCACTTAAACACATCTGTATGGAACCACAAGTGATTGTCCCAAAACTCCAAATACATCACATACCAAGGCCGGACAACTACTGGTGTCTTTACACTTTTATTAATAACTTCCACAGTCAATGGTATAAGTACCGCTGAGAGTGCCTGACAAAGCAGCATCAGCAGCATCAGCTTTAGAGTTAACAGCTGTAGCAATAGCTTCCAATTCAGCTGTTACTTCAGTGCCTTTAACCAGTTTAGATGGATTACCTGTAGCCAAGGCATCCTTAGCTGCAAAATCCGTTGCAATAGTGTAATTACTCATATTATATAGTCCGTCCTAATTTCTGTTCATTGTGTTTATCAAGATAGGCAATAGCCTTAGATAATGTCTGAATAGATTCTTTCATTAGCCCTAAACTTACATTACAATTATGACACAGAAGTTCTCGAACTTTTCCTGTTTCATGGTTATGGTCAACATACAGTTTTTTATTTGAAAGCTGTTGTGCATCTATCCCACAAATTGCACACTTATGGTTTTGTTTTATTAAAAGATCCGTATAGTCTTTTTCAGTTAAGTTATATTTTGTCTTTAAAGAATATTTTTTTGAATATTCTCTCATGTATTTTTTCTTTTTTTCGCTTAGCGGATCTTTTTTTATACAAGCTTTACAAATTGTTTTATGTCCTGATTTTCTATCAGTTGTTTTATAGTATTCGGTTAACGGTTTTTCTTCATTGCATCTTTTACAAGTATACATTAAATTGTCCGTCCCATCTTCGCAAACAAATCCATCTTCTGGACGCTTAATTCAAAATCACTGATGTCTACCTCAATACCAAACTGGAATACAGTACCGCTACCAGAGCCTTGAATACGTTGATTATCAAAGACAACACCTGCTGTCCACTCAGCTAATCCCCATTCAGCTGTACCGTACTCAGATACTGACCTAGAACCCATAGTGATGTTTCTAGTCTGATATGTAGGGTTGTAATCAAAGGCATATTTAACGATAACGTCAGCTTGATTACCGCCGATAAGGGTAAAGCCTAGCTTCTTCAAGATCTTGATTGCCTGAGATTGTCCCAAGTCAAACCAGTTAGAGTAGTAGGCCATACGGTAGGTAGCTGTACGGTCTAAGTTACCAGTGTAATAACCTACGTAGCTGGTAAAGCCCATAAGGACTTCTTTGGCACGATTAGAGAACAAGGCTTTAGGAACTAGACTCCATGTTGTAGCCCTTGCAGCACCATTGGGGAGTACAGCCCTTGTATCAAAACAATATGTTCTGCCCTTAGTAGGGAAGGTAATAAGGTAGAAAGCGTTGCTGTCCGAGTATACAGACTTGATATTAGCCAATGTTTCAGCATTAAGATCCTCTACTAAATCATCACGCACATTAGCGCTAATGTCACGGAAAGGAGCACTCTTCTCTTGGATAGTACGTGAGAGACTACGTACACCGCTGTCAGACAAGAAAATAACGTCAGTGCCAGTCAAAGCTACAGAGTCACGAGCACAGCAGCCAATACCAGATACTGTGTCATGGAGAGACATAGCAGCAGGATCGTTAGCGCCTGTGTACACTAGGATCTGACGACGACCAAAGATGTACAGGAAACCGTTGTGAGCAGCTAGAGCAATAATCTCATCTGCACCGTTAGGCCACACCTCAGAAACATCCAGAGTACCTGAAGTACCTGTAGACACAATATGTCCAGCAAGGAGGTCACTAAACTGGATGATTGATTTACTTGTAGCGTTGTTAGCTGACCAGATACGACCATAAGCACTGATAGCACAGTTGTTCTGAGCTACTGTACCTAGAGATCCTGTCTTCTCATTAACACGCCTAAACGTGGTTGTAGACACAGCAGGATCAAAGATCAGGGGGTCATAACCGCCTTGGTACAGATACAAGACCCCATTCAAAGGAGCCATCTGCCAGTTGTTAGTTGTGATTGTAGGGGCTGATCCACCACCACCGTATGTCAAAGTAGTCAGTGTACCGCCTGAGAGGGAGAACAGCTTATTATTTCCTGCACAGATTGTGTAGCTAGTACCGTCATTACCGATAAGTTCACCAATGGCCTGAATAGGGTTGCTACCTAAGTCAGTGCTGGTTGAGTTCTTAGCCAACCAACCCTTACGAGCACCAATACGACCAAACTTATCAATTACACAGTTATTAGCAATCGTGGCAAACCCTGACTCAAGAGTTACAGAACTATCTTGAGTATTGCAGCCTTTGAATCCCGGCGCAGCTATTGAAGAGCCTACTAACTGCTCAGCCATTTGTCACCTTTCTTAGATATTCTTTAGCTGCTTCTAAGCGTTCTAAAGAATCTTTAAATTTTCCTAGTCCAGAATTACACTGCATACATAGAAGACCTCTGACAACCCCAGTTAAATGACAATGGTCGACATATAATGTCTGACGGAAAATATCAGTCTCATCTGTTTTACAAATAGCACACTTATGTTCTTGTTGTTTTAACAGTTGGTTATAGTCTTCTAATGAAATGCCGTATTCAGTTTTTAGCCAGTATTGTTTATTGAGCAATGCCCATTCTTCTGAGGACATGCTATTTTTATGTTCATCTCTTTTGTCTTTACAACAAGAAATACAGCTCCATTGATAACCTCTTTTTTTATTGGAGGCTTTATAAAAGCTTGTTGTATCCTTTTCTTCTTTGCAAGTCGAACATTTCAACTTAAAGCCGGGAGCTGCAATGGATGATCCTACGAGTTGTTCAGCCATGATTAAGGAGCCACCCAGTTCATCTCTTCAGAGTAACGATTACGCTCAATGGCAATCTCGTTAGCCAAGGAGTTCTTGTACAGGGCATAGGCCTCTGATGACAAGTTACCGCCATCTTCACCACGTTCAGCGATAGCCTTAGCATAGGCCAACATAGACACCAAGTGGTCAGGAACCAAGATACGGGTTGTGTCTGATGTCAAGGTAGGCTGAGGGACAATCAGGTTAAAACGGATGGTAAACACACCTGAAGGACGTTGATAAAGGTCAACTTGAGTGTCTCCGTTATTGTCTACACCGTTAAAGTTGTAATACAGAGGAGAACCACGGTCAGTATCAGCTGTAAACAGGAACTGCTGTGTCATCCAGTGTGTAGGTGCATTCTGAAGCACAATGTTATCTGTGTCGTTAACAACATCAATAACACGGAATCTAGTACCTGCATCTGTCAAGGTGTAGTTGTAAGTGCCAGCAACAGTGTTAATTGTCACAGTGGAAGACAGTACATTCCACTCAGTAGCATCTTCAACTTCACGTTTGGCATCATTAACCAAGACACCAATCATAGAGGAATAAGGGGTGTCGTCAACACTCTGCACTGTAGGCTCACGTAACCTACGCAGTACATTGTTAACTACATCTAAGTAAGTAGCCATAGATTAGATACCTTCTTTCTTTTCAACTTCAAAGGTACAGATATAAGAGAATGAGCTACCTGATTCTGAAGTCATCTTAATTGTGTCTCCAGCTTCCAATACCATGTAAGCCCCACCATCCAGCTTCAAAAACTCTTTGGAACTAACAGAATATGTGTTCAATATGTAAATATCTGTACTTGCACTAGCATCACGCCATACAACAGTCATGTGCTTAGTAGATCCTGTACCATTCAACAAGTACATCAAGTTCCACTTAGCATAGTAGCCAGTTGGAACTGTGTAGACTGTTGTTTCAGTGGCAGCAGTTAAGTTACCACCTACGGTAATTGATCTCATTTAGCTTTCTTAGCCTTATTCTTAGCTGTACGCTGTCCACGCATGGGCATATTGGCCTCGCTGAGTGCTATTGCGATAGCCTGCTTACGGTTCTTCACTACAGGGCCGCCTTTACCGCTATGGAGAGTACCTTCTTTGTACTCACCCATGACCTTACCCATCTTGTTTGTCTGTTTCTTTGTTGCCATGTGTACTATCCTATCTTAATTTTTACTGTTTGTCAAGAGTTTTAGTTACGTTTCCACTGACATCTTGGTAAATCTGGTACACTTTATGACCAATCATTAAGATGGTGTACACAAGAGTAGCCCAAAGTACTAATTCACTTACCTGATAACCAGCCACTGTAGCCAAGGAAACTCCTACAGGAGGGGCTGTCTTAGCTACTACAGCGGCTGCTGTGTCTACCTGATGTTCAGTCACCTTTAAGCTCCTACAGCGGCTTGTAGGGGGGTTAAATCCTCATTAGTCCAAAAGTCTTTAGCCAGCATTATACGCAGGTGCTCTTTGTTGCGCTCAACAGTTGCAGACCATTCCTCATCGGTGGTGCGCTCT